GTTTCGCTCGATTCCTTGATGAACGATGGCGAAGGGGATGCCTACATCACCACCGTGGCGGCACCAACGACAACAGCGGACACTACGACCACAGAGCGTGCCCAAGTGCTGGAGGCGCTTGAACCCTGGCCTGATCTGCGGGAGATCATGAGGCGCCGGCTGGCCGGGCACACCTGCCAGGAGGCCGGCCTGGCGATGGGGATCACCCGGTTGGCCGCCGAACGGCTGTGGGAGCGAGCGCTGGCGATGGCGCAGCACCTGATGGCCGCCGATCACCAGCCCGGCGGGGACCAGGTGGAGCTGCTGGTGATCGAGATTGAGATTGAGCAGCAGCTGCTTCTGTTCCCGCTGGCCGCGTAGCACTGGTGCGCTAGTTGGGAGTAAGTTCATCCCGGTGTAACGACGTTGTGAATCCATGGCGGAAGCGGCCAACGGCCCTGGCCCTGCAGGCAAGATCCAGACCGAGCGCGGGCTGAGCGAATCACAGCAGCTCACCTTGAACGCAGTGAGGCAGTACATCGATCAGCACGGCATTCCGCCGTCGTTTCGAGATGTCATGCAAGTGCGGGAGCTGGCCAGCACCTCCACGATCCAGGCCCATTTCAAGCATCTCCAGCAGGCCGGAGCCATTGAGCTGCGTGATGGAGTGCCTCGGTCCGTGCGGGTGCTGTGGCCCCGGCCGAAGCGTCGGAGGCCGGTCTGATGGGATGGGCTGTCGGCGAAAACGCACAAGGCCGCGACGTCGGCTATGGCGTCCCATCAGTCTGCGACCATCCCGATTGCTCAGCGCCCATCAATCGCGGGCTCTCCCACGTTTGCGGAGGGATGCACGATGGCGACGAGCATGGCTGCGGCCGATACTTCTGCGATCAGCACATGAACATGGGCTGTCGAGAAGATTCATCTGGCGAAGAAGAGTGGGTGAATCTGTGCGAACGCTGCACAGCGGGACAGTCGCCCTTCAAGTCGAAGCCGGACACGCCGGAATGGCTGAACTTGAAGCTCACAGACGAAAGCTGGCAGCGCTGGCGTGAAGAAAACCCTGATGCAGTTGCTGAAATCCGCCGGAGGGCTGCCTGAGATGGGATGGGGCCATTGGCGGGTGCCTGAGCTCACCGAGGAGGTTGAGTTTCGGCTCAAGGTGCAGGAGCTGGAGGTGCGCAAGATGTTCAAGCGCAATCCTGAGGCCGTGCTGCACCAGGCACTGCTGCTGGCCCGGGAGGAGGCAATTCTTCAACGGACCGTGGAGAAGGCCGCCCGGCGAATTAGTGAGTTGGAGGTGGCAGCCGCTCTAAGTCCAGCAGGCAAGCGGCCCTGGTGGTGCTGGTGGTGCTGACGAAGCGGTGGAAACTGCTCAGCTCGCCCCTGCAGCTCGCCGACGAGAGCGAGCAACTCGCTGCCTAAGGTCTTCCCGGCCGTCTGGCGTGACAGCCCAGCAGCGGGAGCAGAGGCCATCACGGCCCGCACCACGGATCTGCTTCCCGCAGGTGGGGCACAGCGGCACCGGGGGGAGGGCGCCGGCCAGCCGGGCCCGGTAGCGGGCCCACTTGCTGGGGTCAGGCATGGCGGCGGCGGCCTCTGGCACGGCGTGCGCGCCGCTTGCGGCCGATGGGGCTACCTCGCTCGGCTTGAATAATTAGGCGTTCAAGCACGGCCACAATGCGATGGGCTGCAATGCCAAAGGGGCGGAAGGCTGCCGCCAGCTGATCGGTGTCGGCCCCCAGGCCGGAGGGGGATTCACCCCATAGCAGGGTGTGAGGCAGGCCGGAGGCACCGGTGATCTCAGATCTGAGGTTGGAGAGCATGTAGGCGATGCCGGCTGCCGAGCGGTTGAAGTTGGTGAGATCTTCGCCCTCGCTCAGTTCGATAGCGGCGGTTCGCTGCCACTGATCCAGCAGCTGTTGCTGCTCCTGGTTGAGAGGCGGGGGCAGGCCCGGCGGCCCGTGGGGGTCAGGCAAAGTCAGAACTGCTTAGCCCTCCTGCCTTGTTCCAGGCTTCGTATGCCTGCCACCATTTGCGGCAGTGGCGCTGGATCCTGCGACAGCGCTCCTGGCCGGGCCCGGGCTCGGTTGGCCTGTTGGAATCTCTGGGAGAGAACGGGCGACCGTCAAACGGGGAAACCTTGGACCATCGGTGTTCCTCTGATCTGGAACGGTTAAAATCCAAAGCCTCGTTTTTGCTGGCAAAAAGCCAGACGGCTTGTTGCTCGTAAACACAAAAAATTGACATGACTGAGGGTTGGCGGTGGCGGGGCTTCCCCCCCCCGATGCCCATACTGTAACGCACAAGTAACGAGAGGGGCGGGTTGGCCCGTGACGGTTCACCGGCCGTAACGCACTGGTAGGGGATTGGGTGGGTCATCGCGCTTCGAGAATCAGCAGAGGGTGAACTGCTACCCACCAGAGCCGGCTGGAGTAGGCCTCCCAGCAGCACTGGCAGAGCGTGCCTTTGGATTCATCCGGCCACCTTTCAGCAGGGTCCTGCACCGGGGTGGAGCAGTTGGAGCAGTTGGGGGTGGTTATGCGCCTTCCTCGGCGTGGTCGAGGTGGGGGTGGGTCACACGCCACCCCCTGCTGCAGGGCGGCCTCAACCCTGGCAATGAGCCACTTCGGCACGGTCGGCGGATCGGGCCTCCAGCGGCCCGCAGCCCAGCGGCCCTCGGGCAGCCACTGCGCGACCTGATCGAGGCGGGTGGCCATGCGCGTCTGCATGTGAAACCGGATCAGGCCGGGGATCCGGCCAGGCTCGTCCAGCAGCTCGACCTTCCAGTGATTGTTGCTGGCAGTGCCGCAGTTGCGCGCCTCAAAGATGACGGTCATGGCTCGCGCTCCTCCTTTTTCGGTGATCCATAGGGGCAGGAGCAGCCAAAACCGAAGAAGGAGTCTTCGGTCATGTCGTGCACCACGGCATCGCCGCAAACCACGCACTCCTTCATCTCGTCGTTGATGCAGCCTTGGACACGGCTGATCGTGGGGCCGCCGACTGCCGCGCAGTCTGTGGGGCGGGACAGGGGCATCATCAGGTACTGATGTTCTGGGTTCACACCATCTTGACCCATTCGGCCATCATCGGCCGCGTTCTGGCGCCGGCTTCACAAGCTGCAGCCAGGGACATGACCGCGTCGTCTTGGCAGCCGGCCGCGGCCTCGCGGGTGCCGTCGGCCCCTTGGCGAAAGGTGCGCATCTGCTTGCCGTAGATGTCGTCCGGGGGGATCCCCAGCTCGCCCTGCTCGAGCAGCAGCAGCACCCTGTCGGTCATGCGGAGCTTCGAGGGCTTGGAGGTGGCGAACTCCTCGATCGGCACACCGGGCCGGAGGATCGACAGGGCCTCCCCCACGTTGGCCCCGACGCCGTTGTTCTCGATCGCCACCATCTCGGGGCTGTACTGGTCGATGAGGCGGGCGGTGCGCTGCAGGCCGTAGTCGCGGCTGCGGCGGGCGTCGTTGAAACGGGCCACCACCTGCCAGGGGTTGGAGGTGATGTCGAGCACCGTGGTGACCCATTCGTCGTCGCCGGATCCGTTGGGGTCGATTCCGATCACGTAAGAGTGGCCCCTGGTGGCCAGCTGCAGGCCGCCGATGGCCTCGGCCGCTTCGATCAAGTGATGCGGGTAGACCTCCGCATCGGTGGCGGCGAAGTCGAGCTCGAACTCCTGCCGGTAGCGCTGCTCAGTGAGCTGGTACTTGCGGCGGGTGTTCTCGGCAAAATCCGGATCCAGAACGTAGAGCGGATGTTGGCTCCAGTGGATCGCCACCTTGGCGAACTCACCGTTAGGGCTGCACTGCAGGGTGGGGATGCCGTTGACTAGCTGATCGCCGACCTGGATCTCTCCATGGTTTGTGCTCCAGTGCTCGTGGAAGCGGCCGCTTCGGCCATTTGGAGTGGTGGCCCAGACCGCACGGGCCCTGATGCCCAGCATCTTCAGGGTCGGCATCGCGCCGGTCTCGATGCCGGCCAGCTTCTCGATGTAGGCGCCTTCATCGAAGAAGATCATCGACGCTGACGGGATGCCCCGGGCGGCCCTCTCGGTGGGGGGCAGGAAGTGCAGGGAGCCGCGGCCCTGAAACACCAGCTTCCGAGCGCTGTCCTTCGGGAGGGGAGGGCAGGCGGAGCGCAGGGATGCGGCCTGGCCCTTGATTCGAGCCGCAAGCTCTGAAGCGTCATCCCCCGTTTTGGAAAAAATGATCCCGGTCCACGCCGGCCGCTGGATGGCTTGCTGGAGCATGTAGGAGATGACGGTCTCGCTTACGCCGGTCTGCCGGCTCTTGAGCACGTAGGTGTTCTGGTGGGTCCTGATCGTGCGGATCAGATCCAGCTGGTAGTCGAAGGGAACGAAGGGGAGGTACTTGCCCTGGGAGGCGATGAAGGTGCGGGCGGCGAAGTCGGGCCAGCGCTTCGGAAGCTGGTCCCATGGCTGCACACGTTGCGCCGCAGAGAAGAGCCCCCGGCGGGGGGCGTACTGCAGCAGGGGGCGAAGAACAGCTTGCTTCCGGGGGATGTGCAGGCCGGCGGGACCCGTCCGGGGCCAGCTGTAACAGGAGGTCTGGCTACGGAGCTGGGCGTCGTATTCAGCCCAGGCCTCGTCGTCCCAGTCCATCAGAAATCACCGGCCCGGTCCTCGGCCTCCTGCTCCTCTGGTGTCAGGGGTTCAGCCCCAGCACCGCCGTCGCCGACCTCTTCCAGCGCCTTCTCAAACTTCTCGACGGTGAGAATCAGCTGGTTGATCTCACGGTTCACCCCCAGGGCGACGCCCAGCTGTTTGCTGGCCATGGCCTTCTTCAGGAGGTCTTCCATCCGACAAAGCTGGATGGAGGCCATCCGCAGCTTGTCGTAGAGGCTGGTGCTGGTGATGGCCAATTCATAGGCCTCGCCGACCAGCTTCGAGGCAACGGCAGGGCTG